AATACCATAACCACCAATGTATTTGTTACCATAAAGATATTTCAAATCAGCCTCACCTTCCCATTTGTAAGGAGAGATTGCTGTTTTATAACCCATTTGTTGGAAAAATTTCTCACCAACTAATTCCTCACCTTTACGAGGATCAGAGGTAAAGTTAGATAAAATAACATGGTTTTCATTTTTAATATGAGGTAAATGAATACCTAAATTAGCTACATAAACCTGGTCTTGAAAATTTCCTTCAGATGGTAACAAATAAACTAAAGATCCACCAGCCATAAACTGGTATAAATCCATAAATTGTTTGTAGGCTTTAGGTTTATTAACTGTTAATTCCTCATCTGTTAATTCTTGCATCCAAATATTATTTGGATCTTTGGTTGATAAGGTAAAAGGAAAGTTCATTACATAACTTTGAATAGGTAACTGACTTGGTGTTTGTTTCATAAAATTGTTTTAATAACTATGTTGCCTATACATATAGTAGAAACTACCTAAAACAAAAAAAGCCCCGATTTCTCGGGGCTCTTTTATTAGAAAATTATCCTTTCTATACTAGATTAGATGGTGTTTAAACCATTAACATAAATTTTCGCATAAAACTCGGGACGTAACATCTTCTTAGCGTAACGAGTCAATAAACCTTTACGTGGAGTGAAGGTATCTGGATCGTACACCAAAGGAGTCATAATCATTGGAATGTAAGGAGCAAATACAGCACCAGTTTCCAAGAATTGGCTACCTTTGTAACCTAATAAGATTAAGTTTTCAGTCATGTAAGGGTTCTTGTAAACCTTGTAACGACCGTTTACGCTACCTACTTTCTGTACTCCGAAAGCATATTCCATTTGATCAGCCTCACCGTTTGAAGTAGAAGCGAATCCAGGGATAGATTCTAATACAGTAGCAACTGTAGGAGAAGTTACTAAGAAGTTAGCACCTCCACGAAGAGTTAACTGGTGGATTCTGTTGCTTAACTTTTGGATCTTAGTTCCTAAAGTTTGGAACCATTGACCTTGAGTATTGTAGTAACCAGAAGCTAAAGTGATAGGACCTGCTGTAGCACCAGAACCAGTGATTATGGTGTTGTTAACAGCTGACCAATATTCAGTACCAGCGGCAGCATCTTCGATCAACATATCCAAAATTTCCAAATCAATTTCCATTGAAATGTACTCGCTCATGATGTTAGTCAATTCAGCTTCAGCATCGATGTTCTGGTAAGCAGCTAAATCTTGTGCAAATTCAGGAGTCCATACTGCTTTCAATTTCTTGGTTTTAGCAGTGATAGCTTGAGATTGCATTTTAACGTTGATCTCAGGGATAACGATAGTTGAAGTAGAAGCAGCGTTAGGAACAGCATAAGAAGAAGAATCTTCGAAATCACCTCTAAACTGATCTGTAGTTAACTTATTGTAGAAAATAGTGTAAGTGTTAACACCTGAAGCACCACCGATTTCGGCTGTAGAAGCAGAAACGAAGAAGTTAATAGTATCGTTAGTGTAATCGTAAGTAGTAAACTGAGGGAAGTTATCACCAACTACTACTGAACCTGAAGTAATAATGAAACCACGAACACCATCTAAATCCATGCTAGGTAAGTTGGTAGCTCTAGAACTAGAGATAGCAATTTTCTTAACTGTACCGTTAGCTACAGAAGCAGAGAAAGAAGAATCAAAGTTAACGTCAGCAAAAGAAGCTGAAGATACGTTTGAACCTGAAGTAGTTACTACAGCAGATGAAGTTTGGTTAGTAGAGTAAGTAAATTTACCTGCACCATACAAAGCACCTGAAGGAGCTTGAGTAGCAAATGGGAACTGACCAGAAGCATTTCTTTGACCATATAAAGAATCACCTAAACCGAATGGGTTTTTAGCGTTTCCGTATTGGAAATCTAAGAAGAATACTAGACCAGAAGGCATGTTCATAGGTTGAACTGAAACGAATTCTTTCGCTACGATAGTTCCGAATACCTTACGAACCAAAGGTAAAGCAATACCAGCCCAGTTTTCACCTTGGGTACCGCTAGTGAATGAAGAGTTAGTAGAGATAATGTTGTTTTCTGTTACTAACTGTTTAGCTTGGTTTTCTAACAAGATTGACATGTTGTTTTTATCAATCTCGCCCAAGCCTTCTAACAAACCAGTTTTGGTCCATTTGTTGGCCAATCTAGCTGCGTCGCTTTGCAAGCTCTTCCAAGATCCTGCAGCGCTTTCTAATAATTGTTGTACTTGTGACATTGTTTTTTTATTTTTTGTTTGTTTTTTTAAATTATTTAATACCGGCTAATTTCTGCCATCTTGCAACCTGGTCGTTTGCTTCCATAATTGGTTTCTTTTCAGAAACACCTGCTGGTTTAGAAGCACCACCTTTAATTAACGATTCATTCATAGGCTTTTTAGCAGTTGATGCAAAATTACCAGATAATGTTTCGAAAACTAATTTAGCTTCTTTAACGCTAGCGGCTTTATCGAAAGCTTCTAACACTTTTACTTTTTGTGATTCGGTTAAGTTTTTAGCTTTGAAGATTTTGTTAGTGTAAAGTAATTTAGCATTTAAAAGATTAACTTCGTTTAATTCAGTTTTAACTGTTTCTAAAGCAGCATAAGCTTCTTCAAGTTCTTTTTTCATTGCTTCCATTTCCATTTCCTTAGCTTCGTCCATTTCTTTTTCCTCAGCCATAGGCATTTCCATTTCTTCCTCTTCACTTTCCATTTCTTCTTCACCTTCTTCTTCACCAGCTTCTATGTTACCTTCTAGTTCACCAGAAGATACCATATCAGCAATTACTGATTCGATGAATGATTTTAGGTCGTCTTCAGACATGTTTTCAAGATCGATTTCTTCCTCTTCTTCACCTTCTTCTTCTTCACCTTCAGCTTCATCTAAAGCTTTTAATTGAAGTTTTACTTCACCATCTTCTTCACCACTAAATCCTTCAGTTCCGTCGGTTGAAAATTTACCGAATCCACCTTCTTCTAATTCATCTAATTCTCTTAAAAGTTCATCAAGATCAACCTCATCCATTTTTTCAGCTTCATCCATGTCCATTTTCATTTCATCCATTTCATCAGCTTCATCAATTTCGTAGGTTTCCTTAACTTCCTTTTCTTTCATTTCGTCCAACTCTTCTTTAGCTTCATCCATTTCATCCATCTCAGAAAGCTTTGCAGCTAACTTTTCTTTTAGGAATGGAGTAAAAGCTTCTTCAAGAGCGGCCTTTGCATTGGCGATGGCTGTTTCCTTAACAGCTTTAGCATCGGCAATGGCTTCTTTAAGTAAGTCTCTGTTTGCCATTTGTTTGTTTTTTGTCCTCAAATAATTTTTGTTGGAAGTACGCTTATTATAGATTACTCGAAGCGTAATAGATATTTAAAATCTTAATGCGATATAGAGATCGCATATTCGAATATACATATATGGGGATTCTTCAAAACACCGAAAATATGAAACCCTCCTTTTTTAGGGGAGGGTCGGTCCAAAGATACTATCTAAGGAGGGGTACTTAAAAAATAGGGCAAGTACCCTGAGCACAAAGTATTTCTGTAATAATAGAATTAACTTTTGAATAATCAATAGTTGATCTTTCTAATCCTTCTTTTACTAAATGCATATATGATCCTGGATTAGATGGGGTAGATACAAAGTCCCAACATAATAATTCGAAATCATCTTGTACTTCTAATGTACCTTCACTCATTTGTTTTAATGAACCCATTCCACGAGAAGATACACCTACTGTTACGTTATTATCAATAAGAGCTTTTAAGATATTACCCGATACTGTAGGTAAAATTTCTAATTTACCCATTACCTTATCACCGTTCCACCAAATTTCTCTGATAATATGAGATACATTTTTTAAAGATATAATAGAGGATTCAGGATGATCTAATTCACCTGTTGCTCTATTTTCTTTAACCATTTGTTGATACTTATCAATTTCTCTTTCCCATAACTCTTTAGGATAATAACGACCATTACCATTTTTTACCTCGGCTGTAGCAAGTATTCCTTCAACTAAAGGATTACCCGAAGGTGCTCTTAAACCCTCATGTAATTGTGTGCGAGATACACTAAATGGTATAGTTTCAATTAGTACTTGTTTCATTATTTTTTATCTAAATCACCGTAGCCACTTGATTTATATTTACCTTTAGGTGCTTTTGAGTCACCACCACTAACTACATCTTTAGTATAACCAATACCTTTAACACCAAAAGAGGCATTTGTGTGATAATAGTTAACGTCTTTAGCCATGTTTTTTAATACAATCTGTTTTAATTCATCAACGGTTTTTTTAGCATTTTTAGGATCTTTCATTTCTGTATAGTATCCCATTAAAAATGATTGACCATAAACATTGTCTATGTTTTTAGGATCTTTATAATCAAAATTAGCATTATCTAAAGTCTTTTGAACTCCAGAATCGATTTTTTCAAATTCATTTTGATCACCGTATTCTTTTTTATTTTTAACTCCTACAGCCTCAGCTAAATTATCATTAAAGATTTTAAACCAATCTTTTCTACCAGTAGTTATTCCACCTACACCTTCAGATAAAATACTTTTGTTCTTTAAGATAGTAACAGCAGTATTGTAGTCAGTTAAAGGAGCAATTAAATCAGGAAACACACGGCGAGCACTTTTTAAAAAGTGATCTTTATCGCCTTTTCCTTCTTTAATAAGGACATATTGTTGTTGTAATGTTTTTTCCATTTTATTATAAATATTATGTATAAAATAAAACGTTAGCACTAGATGCTGCTAAGGAAGCACTAGTTACAAATATCGGATAAGTTTGACCTTCTAAAAATCTTAAAGTAGCAGGAGAACCTGAAATTGCTAATTCGGTTCCATTAGCATCTTTAAGACCAGTAAAAACAGCGTATGATCCTCCGGTAGTTGCTGATACTGTAAAACCAGCGAATGATCCGGTTATTGATTGACCTTGTATTAATAATCGTGCTGTTGGATTTGCGGGAATATTTGCCATAATTTATTTTTTTAAGTAAAGAAAACAACGTTAGCACTAGTAGCATCTAAGGATGCACTAGTTATAAATAAAGGAATTACTTGACCTTCTTTAAAATATAAAGCAGGAGTAGATCCAGATGTTACTAGTTGAAATCCGTTTGCATCTCTAAGTCCTGTAAAGTGAATATAAGTATTTAATGTATTAGAACAACCTATAAAACCGGCAAATGAACCAGTTATTGATTGACCTCCTTGTAAAGATATTGCTGTTGCATTTACTGGTATATTTGCCATTTTATTCGGGTTGTTTAAATAATTCTATAATGTCTTGTAAATATTCTTCTGCTAAATCTGTACCATAAATAACACCAAAACTAGGTTTTTGACTATATTGTTTAATGGTTTCTTTTTTAGCTTGTTGTAATAACGGGATTAATTGATTTAATTGTCTTTCTAAAGTATCAAATGCAGCTACTCTTTTTGAAATCCATTCAACCATAGCAGGATTAGTAATGTTTAAATCCTTAACTAATTGATTTATATCAAAATCAGCTTCCCACAATTGTTTTACCTCTATTCCTTTAGCGGCTTTATTTAATGCTTTTTTATCAACTAATTTATACTTAAAACTTTTAACGTAAGTATTATTAGTAACTCCTTCAGGACCAGCTGCGGGACCAGGACCTACAGTAGCTCCAGGACCTTCTTTTATTTTTTTCTTAAAAGCATATTTAGTAGCATAGTTTTCTCCCTCAGTACCTGAGGTAAAACTTGCTCCTGTACCTGTGGCTGACATTTCATCTAATTGGCTTTTAATAGCATCATATTGGTCAGGATAATATTTACGTAAATAAGTTCTGAATCCATTAAATGCTTCTCTAACTTTAACTAAAGTTTCAATTACTTTTTTATCATTTCTTCCTTCAGGGGTAAGAGATAATGCTTTTAAGGCCTCTAAAGTATTATACAATTTCTGTAAACTTTCACCAAAAGAAGCTAATTTAATAATTTTACTACTTACAGATCCAGTTTCAGTATTAACGTCTTCGGCTTTAAAATAAGTTTTTAAATCACTAGAAAAGAAGTCATTTTCCATATCAACAGGACCATATTGGGCCTCTAATCTTTTAAGTAAAGCAGGGTCAACATCCTTTGGTTTAAGGGTTTCTCTAGCTTCACTTATTTTATACTTAAAATTACCCATGTATTTTAGTTAATTCATCTAATAATTCGTAATATTGTAAAAGATTAACCAAATCATCATTACCTATTTTGGATGTTTTATCTAATGGGTTGATAATATTTTTTATTTCTTGTAACTTAATTTTTGTTGCTTTGTTTGTAATTTTAGAAGTTAATTCTGTTAATTCTAATCTAATTTCCTCTACTTTAGAATTATAAAATTCTCTTAATTTAGGAGTAGAATCTACTGAATTAATAAATTCTCTTAAAACTACTTTTTGGTTATCATTTAATTCAGCATATTTACCGTTGAATTTTTCTAACATAACTTTATATGTTAAAATTCTAAGGTCTTTATCGTATGACTGGAATTCTGTCATTAAATCATCTTCAACTTTTTGTTTTTCAACTAATTTAGAAGATAAATGTTCTAATAGGGAAATTTTATTAGATATAATTTGGTCCGGATTAGATAAATTTTCGCTGTTGTATACTTCTATTAACGTATATAATGAAGCATAAGCTTTATAATTAGGTAATTTAGTTTTAAAAAATTCTTCTAAATTATAATGCTTTTGAATCTCGTTAATTAAATTATATTTTTGTCTTTTTAAAGCCCCCCTATTTAAATCTTTAGAGGACTCAATTAATGTATTGATTACGGTTTCGGCTTTACCTTCTGTAATATATTTGTATTTAGATAAAGCCTCATATAATTTATACTCTCTACCTAACTCAGTTTTAACAAAGTATTTTTTTAATATACCCGTTGCTTTAGAATCCTTACCAGATAAAGTATCAGCGGTAATTTGCCTAACCAAAAGTTCAAATAAAAGTCCCGTATTCTTATATTTAGAATGTTTAATATTCATTCCTATAGTTTTGTTATAAATATATAAAGATTCTTACTCCTTCAAATTAGATTCATCTAACAATGACTCACCACTTTTTTCTTTATTGAAAATGTTTACTTTTTGTAGTGATTCTAGTAATGTTTTATTTTTAGCTTTTATTTCTAAAGCTAATGGAGAAACATCTTTTACTGGTCTACCATATCCCTCTTGGTCATCATTTTTCATTGAATCTCTACCTAATCTATCTTTACCAAATGCATTATCTTGGGTATTAATGTTGGATACTTTTTCTTTTGGACGACCTAAAGGATTCTTTTCATCATATCCATCAGGAACTGAATTATCTTGGTATCTTCCTCTACCATATAATGATGCTAAATCATGTGGTGTACCATATGATTTACCTGTTTCTAAAGGATCATTACCTTCTTCGGCTATTTGGTTAAATCTGAATGAACGTTTTTGGTCTTGAGCAATTAGATCTCTATATTCTTCATACTGGTCTTGGCTGAAGTGGAATATGTTTTCATAAATCCAATCTGTAGGAACTAATTTAGTTTCCATCATTTGGGCAGCCAAATCCATTTTTTCCTTCATTAATGCAATACGTTCTTGGTCGTATATAATAGAAGGAGTGGTTAATGATAATTCAAAATTAGTTAAATTGTCTGCTGTATAACCTTGAGTATATAAATGTACTAATGCAATTTTATATAATTCAGATAATACAATACGTTGTAATCTGTCAATTGTACGAGCAAATCTAATATCCTCGGCAGCCAATGTTGCTTTACCTTGAAGATTTTCATCATAACCCATAAATGCTTTAGGTACTTTAAGGGCAGCAAATAATTTATCTCTTAAGTAAGTAACATCATCAATACCAGTATATGCTAAACCAGGTGCTGTCTCAATTTTGGTTGTTTGGTCATTACCTCTAATTGGGATATAAAAATCTTCCAAAAGGTTTTGCATATTATACTTTAAGTTATATTCACCTGTTTGTCTATCTTGTAACGGGGTACGCTTCATTGTAGAAATAGTTTTCTGCATGAAGTTATCTACCTCATTAGGAGGAATAGAACCTACATTAATATAAAATATACGACGGTCAGGTGAGCGAGAGATTCTATGAATCAACATAGCATCTTCCATTAAAGCATATTGTTTATAAATTCTACGAGCAGGCTCTAAATAACTTCTACCATAAGGTAAATAGTTAACATCCGTCATTAAACGGAAGTGAGCCATTTCATAATTATCAAAATAAACAAAGTTAGCATCTTTTTGAGCATTTACATTAGGGGTAGGATAATAACCTGAACTACCACCATAAATGCCTTCTGGAGAGTATTTAAATCTTACAGCATTTGGATGTTCTTTATCATATTGTTCTTGTCTTTCAATATGATAAGCGGTAAATGGAATAACATTATAAACACCGTATT